CTGCTGTTCACGATCATCACAGCCCTCCCAACCGTCCTGATTGGGTAAAAGAACCACTATTCTCGGGTTACTGCCGTCGGTTTATTAGCCGTGCGGTTGCTTCCCATGATTTGTCGTTCATCTACTCACTTCAGAAAGGATCTAAAAGGTCCTGGCCCGCTCTAAGCGATGTCAGTAAGCAAGCGGCGTTTGATAAACATTACGCCCGTTTGAGTACTCCCCAGACCCCGATTTCTGATTCACTCCGCACTGAGATAACACTTGTCTCACGTGAAGTTTTTCAGATTCAGGGATCCGAAGATTATTCAAAATTTATGCCTTCTGGCTCAGCCTGTATGCAGGCCTCTCGACGTTGTGGTGGGTCTCTTTCTCTTTTCAACCACTTCAAATTTCCTAGACTGAATCTTGATGAAAGACAGCCTTTGGGAAGACTTGTGACATTGTGTCAAAAGATTGAAGATTGGAGAAAGACTCAATCGGATTTAGCCTTCTCGACCGCGCACGAACGGTTATATCGCCTTCCAGCGAAAACCGGGGAGCCGGAGGGGCTGAATGTGGAAGTGATGGCAATCCCGGAACCAGGAAAGTTCCGGATGATCACCAAAGGTGATGGATTTGTTTACACAGCACTCCAGCCCCTACAAGGGCTGCTGTTGAAACAATGGAAGAATCATTCTAGCAGCACTATGTTGCATCCAGATCTTTTGGAATCAGTCAGGAAAATTGATGAAGTTCTAAAGGAGCTTCCTTTCTGGTGTTCTGTTGATTACGAAGCCGCTACCGATTTACTTAAGAAGTCCGCAACTTTTGCTGCCTTCGAAGGAGTTCGGGAAAGCCCGTATTTCAATTTAGGACTGATGAGTTTGATGCCTGGTCGGGCCTTCTATCCCAAGAAGACAGGAAGACGATGGACTTTGGATCCTTTGGATCCAAACATTCGTTCCTGTCTTTCTGTGGAAGGACAGCTTATGGGCCATCCGTTGTCTTTTCCTCTTCTCTGTGTTATTAACCTTG